TGACTAATATCAAAGTCTCCTGACTCTATGTTAGAAGTTATTGCTGTTGTCGCTGTGGTTGTTACTTGATCTGTGCCAGTCTCGTGCTCGTAGTAGATCGTACAGCCATCGGTGTTACCAACAACATCATAAGAGTTGTTAGAGTCAGCATCATAATCTGTAGCATGTGGTTTGCCAAATACGGCAGAGTCTTGCCACGTCGTTCTATCTAACGTGCTTGTAGTCCAAACAGGTCTTTGAGGTGTAGATTCAATATAATTATAAGTTACACATCTATCAATCACTGTTGCACCAGAAGAACAATAGAACCAATTAATTTCACCAAACAGGTTATTTAATCCTGCATTAATAAGTTGATTAGCTGTAGTGTTTAAATCGTTAAACACAAAATCTTCTACTAAACATGGTAATGATTGTAAGGCACCAGCATATTTAAAAAAACCATTTTCTGAAAACCAGTATGCAGCACCATCTACTTCTACTGCAGCGTTCTGACCTATTAATCCACAGTTTGTACCTACTTGTGCAAAACCAAATGTAAATGGTGGACCAATAAATCTTTGTGTAAATAAAGCGGTGTCAGTCCAAACATAAATTGCATCACGACCTCTAACCGCTCCCATAATTCTAGATCCGTCTGCGAGTCTTTGTGTACCAGCAGTGTTAGTAGCTGTTGGTGTGTAAGTGTTAATATCTTCTTGATTAGAAAATCTAATAAACATTTCGTCTTGTGTGCTTGGTGTTCCTATTGTGGTTTCTGTTCCAAAGAATACTAAGTGTCTGTCCGGTGTAGATACAATCATGTCTCTTGATGCAGTTGGAGCTCCAGTAATAATTGATGCTCTTGTTGTTGTTGCGTTTGCTGCGTTTGAGTCCCACTCAAAAACTTGTTTGTTGTGTATCAGTGCAATAATTTTACCACCAAAATTATCTATTGACCAAAGACCTGGATCGATTACTAGATCACCTGATGCTGCCTCACCCCATGCCACAAAGTCAGACGTGTTTGTTATCGTTGCACCATCTGAATGTGATGCAGCTGTTGTGCCTCTCGCTCCTCGCGTCACGCCTGTTAACGTATTGCCTGAGATTCCAGTGTAAGACATTTCTTCTGATCCTATCTGTATGTGATTTGTTCCTGTTGTTGGAAAGTTAACAACGCTTGTTAAAACGATGGTTGTTGTAGAAGCATCGATTGCTCCGTTTAAAGTTGTTGTTAGTGCGTTAGCGACTGTACCACCAAAAGTAGCTAGACCCCAACCAAAACCTGGTAGCTGTTCTGCTGGTCCAACTGAATAATAAGATTGAACTCTAATACCACCTGATGTTGTTGCACCAGATCCTGTTTCGTTGGATGGCATTGTAATTGTTATTGTTAAGTTTGTTGGCGCTGACGTAACCATAAATGTTTTGTCATCAAAATCTGAAGCTCCAAAATTAGATCCTGTAATTGTACTAAAATTATCTAGTAAGACTATGTCTCCTGGAGATAAACCATGACCGCTACCAAACGTTATTGTAACTACAGCTGAACCGTTGGTTGTAGTAAAGGCACTGGTAAGTGTGTTTGTTTCTCTTATAGGGTGTATGTCATAAAATACACCTCCTGAGTAAGCATATAAAATTCTATTCGTGCCTATGATTGAAAACTTTTGACCATCTCTATTTACGATATGATGCATAGCTCTAGCAGCGCCTGTTATTTTAACGTTACTTAATTGCTGCCAACCACCTATTTTTTCAGGTGTGCCATATCTAAATCTAACGTTATCACCATCTACCCATTGGCCTTCAGCTTGAGTATCTGTAATCTGTTTATTGAATCCAGGTAAGAACTGTACTTTTTGTAATGCCATAATCTACCATTATATTTATTTTTGCTCAAAAATCTAGTAGTCCTTTTTTTCCTCAAAAAGATTGAAAGCTATAGCATATTTTTCGGTTTTTTGCTTGTTGAGATTTGTGTAGTGATCTAGAAAAGCGCTAAACATAATCAGCTTATTTTTCTCTGGCTTAATTTCAAGATCTAGCTGAGGAAAGTATAATATTTGATCATTGTCATTTAAATAATAGACTCCTGAAACTACAGCAGCTCCATGGGAGTGTCGCACAGTTTTATCTCTAAAACCTGTTTTTATTCCCCAAGCCTCTTTTAAAAAGTATGGGGGTAAAGATGGACCATGCTCGTCCAAATAATCTATTCCAGTTTGAACTATATCAATAAATTTAGGATCTTTAGCAAACCAAAACCAAGACGTCATTTTGCCTTTTACGTTTGTTTTATAGTTTCTGTTACTTTCTGCATTTATGCCTTGTTCTATACCTTTTATAAAATAATTATTATGTAAATTCTTTATTTCACACTCTATAAAAAAACAGTCTTTTTTAATTGGTTTTTGTATGTCTTTAATTATTTTCATTTTAAAAATACTTTAATATTAAAAGATAAACTTAATCTATTTGATTTACTATTGTTTCTCGATACTGCATGAATTGTCCCAGCCGGAAACAAAAGAAGTAAACCATCTACTGGATCTACTTTTACTGATTGTCTGTTAAACACATTATCTTCTCTATCAAGATGAAATATATTACTAGCTCCTGAACTTATATCTGGATTCATAAGAGTTAAACACCCAGAGTTTTTAGGAACTTTCATGTAATATACTCCAACAAAGTCTAATGCATCATGCATATGATAATGATGTTTGTTATAATCATTAGGGCCGTTAACGTTAAACCACATATTTTGAATAGTTATATTATGTGTGTATTTTACTTTGTATGTTTTTACATGTTCTTTTACTTTAGGAAATATATAATTAAGAAACTCTGAAACTATAGGTGTAGATAAATCTACAGAAGGACTTTGCCATCCACCTTCATTCGATATAACATTACCTTTCACTGTCTTTTTCATATTCATCGTAAATTTAATAAGTCTATCGTTAAGTTTTTTATTATCAAAAATATAGTTGGTCATGGGTATAGCAAAGATTGTTTCTATCATTGAACCTCCACGTAAGAATCAGCATCGCCTAATTTACCAACAGGAAACAAATTGAATGCAATGCAGTATCTAGTTTTGTTAGATAAATGTTCTCCAATACAATGATACAAACCACTTGGAAAAAAAATAACAGTATCGCTTTGAGGAGTAACCTTAATCTCTGATGAATTGTTTATATTGCTCTCAGTAGTTTCAAGATTAAAACTTACATAATCATCATGATGAAAAAGTAAAGGTGCAGAGTCTTCGTCAACAATGGGATAATAAACACCACTATACATAGAGTTCTTATGATTGTGATATATAGACTGTTGTTTTTTATCTGTCTTACTTATCCAAGAAGTTGAAATCTTAAAATCATTTTTGTAGGCCATAATATTTTTTTTAAAGTCAATAAACTTTGAGTAAAGTTTAGTTTTTAATTTTGGTAGTTTATCTAAAACATTCTTATCTTTTGAAACATAAGTTAAATTACTTTTAGAGTGTGGAGTGTTTTGATAACTTTTAAAAGTTTTTATATTACTTACAACTTTAATTATTTCATCTATTTGTTTTTTAGAATTATTAAGATGACCTATAAAAATAGTTTTAGGAAATAAAGACAAAGCTAGATCTTTCATTTTTCTAATATAATATTCCATTCTAATTTTTCTATAAGATCTTCAATATGAACTTCTTTTAATTTATTAGCTATAATATATTTATGAAGTTCTTCAACATCTACAATGATCCATTGACTTAATGTTTCAACAACCATTTTATTAGCTGTAGTAGTTGTACGTCCTCTTTTAGCTGTTCTACCATCTTTTTGTTTTCTTAAAGGTCTAACGTCAAATCTTAAAACTTCATTTAATCTGTCTTTTAATATACCAGAAACATCCCAAAGTTCATTTTTACTAATCTCTTTACTTGGCCATGTAACATTAGTTAAATGATTCTTAGCAAAATTTTTAGCACTCATTGTATAATACCGATCCTTTCAATTTATTCTGATCCCATTCTACAGGATGTGTCCAAGAAGACAAGGAGTATTTAGTTCCAGATATTAATGGGTAAGCTACGTGTGGATGAGTAACTTGTGATGGCCAAACAAAACACCATCCTTTTGGAATATCTTTGTTAGTCCATTTCTGTCTAGGAAACTCTACATGACACCCTGTAAATTCTGTGTTTAGTTTTACGTTTAAGGTAAACTTACTTGTATCGTTGTGTAGTTTTACATTCTGTCCTTTACGATGATATTTTATAACCATTGGAGTAAACCAACCCGTTATATAGCTACCAGGAAACTGAGAGAATAAAAGAGGTGCTATTTTTTCTTTGTATTGTGTACAAAAGTTTTTAAATAAATCTTTGTGTATTTGATTAAAAAACAAAGTGTCCCAAGGACAGTCTCCTGTCTCACCCTCTGTTTGATTGTACACTATGTAAGGTGAAAATTCTTTTTTCTTTTCTTCACATACATTTACTAATTCATCACAAAACTTTTCAGTATAAAAAGGTGTAATCAAGATATCTTTTACAAATTTAAATTTTTTACCACAATCAGGATGTGCAGCTTGATTTAAATTCATTCGGAACCTTTTCTTGTGCTTAACGGAGTGGCTATGTAAGATCTCATATCATAAGGTAAAGCTTTCTTATTAATTTCATTATAGTGTAAAAAACATTGCACACACTCTTTACCTTTAAATTCATTTCTCCAATGTTCTATCTCACACCCTTTGTAAACTGCTAGGTCTCCTGGATTAAGATTAAGTTCTATACCATCCATATAGATAGGCCACTCGTCTCCACCTAAGGCAAGAGTTATAGAATACTCACAAGCATGTCTGTCTTTGTGTGGCCAAAGTATATCTCCTTTTTTGTATACTCTTGCATACGTATATGTAGGCACAAGTTTTTTCTTAGTTGTCTTTTCTATTATTGGCTTTAGGACAAGAGATAAAGTCTCCATAGTGCTGTCCGAATAAATACTAAAACTATCTTTAATCTGGCCATCACCTATCGTACCATAGTTATGATCTTCAGCTTCTTTACAGCCGTCCTTCATCATTCTTTCTAATGCTTCTTTTCTAACTTTCAAAGCACTGTAACAGAAAGATGTTAATTCTTTTGAAAGTGCTTTTCTTACTATCTGGTATCCTGTTTTTTTAAACATAATTAATATTTATATTTACTCTTACATCTTCGTCTGTACAAGTTGTACTCTTATGGTGTTTAGATGAATCAAAAAATAAAGCTCTATTTGCTACGCTTTCTATCTTTGTACCATCTTCTAAAATAGTAAAACCATTATTTGTATTTACATAAAATAAAAAACCTTTGTGTGGAAAAGGCATATCTGTATGTGAATTATGTTCAAATAATTTTTCAGTCTTAGTATAAAGATTACATTTAATTCTAAGTAATGAATAGAATTTTATTTTGTCTAATAGTGGTCTAGCTACTTTATCAAAGTGTTCTTGCGTGCTCAACACTCTGTCCTTACCGTAAAGAAAATGATAAAAACAAAACAAATCAGATTCATCGTAGGCTACACCCTTTCTAAAAAAGTATGGAAGTTTACGGATAACATAGTCTTGATATTCCTCAAATTCTTTTTTAGGTAAAAAATTATCTACAATTTTATAGTCTTTTGCCATTAGCTTATATATACAAAATTTATAACAACTCTTCTAGACGCATCTGTGCACGTAGTGCCTGTATGCAAAGTGTTTGATTTCAACACAACAAGTGAGTTTGCTTTACTTTGTATCTTTTTATCTCCAGCTCTTAAATAACCATTGTTATCATTTACAAACAATACAGCAGATGTAAATCTGTCATCAGGCATATCAGTGTGCTCACCTGTCTCTAATATTGAGTCTGTTTTAACATTAAGGTTTGCTTTTATTCTTTGTAAACTTTGTGGTTTTAATTTAACAATTAAAGGGTTTACTAAATCATAAAATTCTCTTGCTATGTTTTTCCAATAAAAAATATGTGTAAACTGACTTATCTGTGGTGAAGGAGGAGCAACACATAGATTATTATATCTCCAAGGAAAGTTAGAAGACAACATAACATTTTGTATATTATTAAAAGTTTGTTTGTCTAAAAAATTATCTATCACTTTCATTATTTAAAACTCTTTCCAAGAAACCATTTTACCATAGAGTATCTAACTCCTTTTTTAACTGGCTCAACTTTGTGATGAATAAAGGACGGAAATACAACTACAGTGCCTTTTTGTTTAAGCTCCTTACATGTAGTCTCTTTATAGTTATAACCAAATTTAAAGTCACCAGCTTCATATTTTGATTCATCATTAAGAGACACACTTAAAGATATTTTTCTTGTAAGCCCTTTATAAACACCTTGTTGATAAGGATCTAAATCTTGATCAACATGCCAATCATAATACTGGTCTTTATTGTAAATAGTAAATTGTGTGTCTTCAGAATTTTCTATATCAAAATTCCAACCAGCTCTTTGATTAGCGTCTTGCATATAAAAATTAAGAACAGAAGTTAACCACTGATCTGATATAAAACAGATATTAGAATCTCTTATTTTTAAATCAGTAACACCACCTTTTTGTGGATTTACTAAACCAGTTTTAATTTTTTGATTTTTAAGAACGCTAGAAACTAAAGCATCACATAACCAATCAGGTAAAGCATTCTTATAATACCAATAATAATATCTTAGATTCATTTCTTTATCTCTTCTTTTATCTCTGGAAAATATAATACATCTATATCAGATCTATTAAAAACATCAATAGCTTCTTCTTGTGTTTCAACAAGAGGCTCATTAGATAAATTAAACGAGGTGTTTAAAAGTATGGGTACTTTTGTTCTTTTATAAAATTCTTTTAAAATATCGTAAAGAACTTTGTTTTGTTTTTCATTAACAGTTTGTATTCTACAACTATTGTCTGCATGCACGATAGAAGGTATTAGGTTTTTTTTATTTGGCAAACATTGCACGCCATAAAGCATATACGGTGATTCTTTTAATCCTTGCATATCAAACCACTTGTGTGCTTCTTCTTCTAGAACAGAGCAACCAAAGGGTCTAAACCATTCTCTCTTTTTTACTTTGTTCACAATGTCTTTTCCGTTTTTAACTCTTGGATCAAACAATAAACTTCTGTTACCTAAAGCTCTTGGTCCTCCTTCTGCACGACCTTGAAATAAAGCAACAATTTTTTTATTTAACAAATGATTAATTGTATCTGGTTTAGTTTTTGATATTTTTTTTAATTCAGGTTTAGGACCTAAGTATATGTCATTAATTTTAACAAAATCTTTTTTGTTATGGTTTTGAAGATGTAACAAAGCTGCACCAATACTATTGCCTTCATCTCCACACATAGGATCAATATAAAGCTGATGAGTATCTTTAATATGTTTTTGAACTTTATAATTATTTAAGATATTTAATGCGCCACCACCAGTCAATATTATATTTTTGTTTAAATTTTTGTATGTGTCTAAAACTTTTTTAAATGTATTTTCAAATATACGTTGAGCTTCAAAAGCTAAAATTTTTGGTTCTTCTTCTAATTTATATTTATTGTTTAAATCGTATTCTGTATGAAACAAATCTTTTTTATAAAATATATTTTTTACAATTGCATTACCTCCACCGTAGGCTTTTAGACCCATTGTCTTACCCTCGTTATCGTTATTAAAGCCTATGTAACCTGATACATGTGTATAAAGTGGACACAGTGAGTCATAAGAAGATACTTCAAATATTGTTTTTGAATTTAAAGATAATGGGTCTGTTGTTTTAAAATCATATGAAAAGGGTTCTAAATTATATAAAACTTTTTTGTTCTCACCTTGTGCTGAAGATAAAAGTTTTTTGTATTTACAATCAAAACCAAAAGGTTGTTTTGCTAAGTACACAGATAGTGTTTCATACGCACTATGTCCATTCTCTAACATGTAACTACTGCCTCGACCATCATAAACAAATACAAGGGCTTCTTTAAAACCTGAACTATATAAAGCTTTAGCGGCATGAGTAATGTGATGAGATTTAAAATAATGATAACAATAATCATGTCTTTCAACTAAACCTAATTTTTTTAATACACTAAATAATTGAAAATCTCCTTCTGTATCGTAACCAGTCATAATTACTTTATCTATTTTTACGTTTAATTTTTTTATTTGCTCTAGGCATTTGACAGGGAAAAAACTATCTCTCTTTACTCTAGATAATCTTTCTTCTTGATTATAATAAATTAATTGGTAGTCATTAAATAAAGCTACGGATGAGTTGTGATTCTTCTGTATACCAAGAATATTCATTATAGATTAGAATCAAAGTAATTAAAATTTATTACTATTCTTGTGTCTGTGTCTGTTTGTGCAACTGCTTTGTGTTTCATCTTAGATGGAAAGATTATTAGTTTATTTTCTACACAGTTTATTTTTTTATCTTTCTCAAATAGTGTATATCCATTGTTTGTATTAACATAAAAAATAGCTGTTTTATGTTTTGGTTTTTTAAAACCCCAGCAATCATTGTGAAAGACAGATTCAGATTTTGTTCTAGATAATAATAAATTAGCTCGTATATTAATTATAGATAAAGGTTTTAAGATATTTAAAATAGGTTCTATTAGATAATAATAGTGAGGAGAGTTTATTCTGTTAGTGTGAAAGAATGAATGAAATAAATAAGAATAGTCTTTGCCATCTGTTTGCGAGTCAGAATAGAACCAAGGAAACTCGATTGAAGTCATAAAATTTTTTAAACGAGCAGAATCATCTTTACTTAAAATTTTGTTGTATTCTTTTATATTATTCATAACCATACCATCCAGTTATAATATATTTAGTTTCATTCTGACTAATCACCCCACGGTGCATGTGTGTAAAATCTGTAGGCCATATTAAAGTTAGTCCACATTTTGCATCAGTTTTTAGTTTTTGATATTTAAACTCTGTGCCACCTTCGGCAACGTCGTTAAGGTAAGTCATGAAGACAAGACAACGTCCACCAAACCATCCAGCGTTTCTTTCGCAATGCCACTCATAAAAACCATCACCAGGTTTATATTTTTGTATATTATAATTTTCAATTGTTGAATTAAAACTAGCATACTCTTTATTAACTTCAGGATATCTTTCCATATATTTATTAAGACATTTTTGAAGCTCTTCATTATAAGCATCAAAAATAGAATCAAATCCGTGAATGGACATATCAATACTTTTTTTAATTTTATGATTTACTTGTCTAGATTTTACTTGACCTATCATACCTTTGATTTGTCTTTTTTTATTTTTTTCAAAGAACTTAATTAGATCTTCACAAATCTTTCTATCTATAATCCAACCACCAATGAAACTACCCAAAGGCGTTTTATATTCTTTCATGGAAATGTTTGTATATTAAAAAGACTAACTAATCAATACCCACGCAGAAGTATCAGGGTTCCAATAGAACTCTCTGTCATCATTTGGATATAAAGGGGCACTGGGTGTAGATTCCCATCGTGTGCTTCTCCATACGTAGGGATATAATATAGTTCCATCAACATATTCACCTGGATATGGTGGATAAGGAATTGGTGGATCCCACATAAATGTAGTAGGGTTTAAAGTCCAAGAATCATCCATTCCAACAGACTCATCTTTTGGAAAATAAAAACCGTCATTCACTGGATCATAGATTGCGCCTGGTCCAGCATAATTTTTTCTAAAAGCTTTTGATTGATCAGCAGATTCAGTTTTAGTCCCATCGGCTGCTATAGTGTAGTGAATACCCTCTTGAGTGCCATAACTAGTTTGTTTCCAAATACCACCACCAAATAAATTTTGACAGTATTGCTCTCCAACTACAGAACCGTTTTCACCAACTTCATTGTCGTCAATTACAACAGTTCTTATAACTACATTGTTTTCATCTAATTCGCAAAAGTGTGCCATTAATCTACCTGTACCGTTCCTGACACTGTAAATGTCGCTAACTTATCTCCTCCTGGATGTGTAGATGTAGAATTTGTTCCTGGAGTTACAGTGAAAGATGCACTTGAAGGTGCTCTCAAAACAATTTTCCCAGATCCGCCGTTTCCACCGGACGCCCCGCCCTGGTTTCCACCGCCGCCAGATCCGCCGCCTGTATTTGCTTGAGCAGGTGATGAAGGTTGAGCTATGTTTCCGCCGCTAGACGCCCCACCGCCCCCGCCGGCTCCACCTTGGTTTGATGGAATATATGCTCCA